CACCTGCTGTACCTGCGACACCATCTCCAGTAATGCCTGACATAGCATCAGTAGGAGATAGTGGCTTAAATCAACTTGCAAGTGCAATAGGAGATCAATCACAGCAACCAGTACAGGCGTATGTGGTTTCTAATGATGTTACAACTGCACAAGGACTGGAAAGAAATATTGTAGATGGTGCAGCAATATAAATACAAAATTTAACTTAAAAATCGTTATAAAAATATGAGAATCGTAGAACTTATTTTAGATGAAGCTCAAAGTATGATGGGCATTGAAGCAATCTCAATAGTAGAAAACCCTGCAATAGAAGAAAATTTTTTAGCGTTAAAGTCTGATGAGATAAAACTTGCAGAAGTTAATAAAGAAAAAAAGATATTAATGGGTGCATTACTTATTCCAAATAAACCTATTTACAGAAAAGCAGGAAAAGATGAATATTATATATATTTTTCTAAGGACACAGTAGAGAAAGCATCACAATTATACCTTAAAAATGGTAAACAAAATAATTCAACACTAGAACATAAGCATGAATTAAGTGGACTTACTCTAGTAGAAAGTTGGATAGTAGAAGATACTAAATTTGACAAGTCAAGAAAGTATGGTTTAGATGTACCAGTAGGTACTTGGATGGGTGCTGTCAAAGTAAACAATGATGATGTGTGGAATGAGTATGTAAAAACAGGTAAAGTAAAAGGATTCTCAATAGAGGGGTACTTTGCAGATAAAATGGAAAGACCACAAGATAATACTACTGGACTTAGTGAGCAAGAAGCAGATTTATTACTTAGTCAAATTACAAGTATTGTAAAAGGAGAAAGAGTAGAGTTAGGAATTATACAAGATATAATAAAAGTATTTAGAGAGGGTAGAGATCAATTCACTACTGCTGCATCTATGGAAGATAGGGCATTAGAAGAATATAGTAATTCTTTAAAAACTCTTTTACAAGCACAAAAATTAAGCGAAAAAGCAAAATCAGATGCTAAATCACTTGGTTTAGAAATACCTAATGAAACGCAAAGAATTTTTAATCAAATAGATGAGTTTATTAAAGAAGCACAAAAGAAAAAATAATATAAAATGATAAACAAGACCAACATTAATAAAGTATTACAAAAAATTAACACAGAAGAAGTTAATTTATCTGTGGCAAAAGTTAAACTTTCTAAAATGGAAGATTTAGAAGATGCAGTAGGTAGAGCTTCATATATGCAAGAAGCGTTTGAAGAAGCGTATGATGATGCACAAGCGTTAGTAATTAGAGCATCAGACATAATAAGATTTGACTGGTCAGATGCAATTACAGAAGCAGAGGGTGCTTTGCAAGAATTAGAGGTTGCATTTAAGGAATTAGGAGTAGATGAACCAAGTGAAGTAAAACAATATAGAAAAGAAATAGAAGAATTAGAAAACGAAAGAGTCATTGCAGATAAAAAATTAGATGGAATAGGTAAATAAATAAATTATGATTAATAAACACAACATAAACAAAGTATTAAACAAACTGCCTAAAGATAAAGTAGAGCTAGAGAAAGTTGAATTATCAGTAGTAGATGATTTAAAAAAAGTAATAGCTGATATGAAATCAAACTTAGAAGAAGCTGATAAGTTATCTAAAAGAGTAGAAAGTTTTAACCAAGAGGGTGCAAAAATAGCTGAAGCAATAAAAGCTAATAAAAAAACAATAAAAAAACTAATTGCAGAAACAGATAAAAACGAAGCAAAAGGTTTAAAACTACAAGATAAATCAGACACATTAGTTGTAAAAGCTGAAAAAGCTGCTAAAGAATTAGGTGTAGATTATCGTAAAATAAAAGGTGTAGAAGAAGCAGACAAGTTATGGGATAAACTAGACAAAATTAACAACTATAATAACATAAATGAGTTTGGTGGAATATTTGAATAAATAAATAATGTCTAAAGAAACATATATACCAAGTAGAACAAGTCCTAAAGGAAGCACTAGAGCTTGTCTATGTAAAGATAAAGATACATACTCTAGGGAGTGCTGTGATGGCTCTATATGGGCTCAAGGCATAGGAGTAATAAGCAGAGTTGCAAGTTAAAAATGCAAAATTAAATTTATAAATCGTTAATTAAGTAATTATGAAAAGTAGTGAAATGGTAAACAAAATTCGTACACTTTTAAATATTCAAGTAGAGCTTGAAGAAAGAAAGTTAGAAAATGGTACTGTTGTAGAAGCAGAATCATTTGAAAAAGGGCAAGAAATCTTTATCGTAACAGAAGATGAAAAGGTTGCTATGCCAGTTGGCGAATACATCTTAGAATCAGGCGAGTTAGTCGTTGTTGAGGAAGAGGGTGTAATTGCTGATGTTAAAGAAGTTTCTGATGAAGCACCTGAAGAAGAGGTAGTGGAAGCAGAAGAAAAGTCCGAAGAAGAAAAAGAGGACTTGTATAAATTCTATGAAGAATTAAAAGACAGAGTTTCTGATTTAGAAAAAGTGGTCGAAGAAATGAGATCATACGAAGATAAAGAAGAAGTCGAAGCAGAAGCAGAAGATGCTACTCCTAGACAACCTAAATCAAGAACTATAAAAGAAGAATTTTCTGAAAACGAAATTGAAGTAAACGAGGAAGTCGTTGAAGATAAAGTTTCAGAAGAAAAAGTTAAAGAAGAATTGAAAGAAGAATTATCTGCACCTGCTGCTGAACCTATTAAACATAGTCCTGAAGCAAAGGTAAAAGTAGATAAAGTTCAATTCTCAAAAAGAAGAAAACTATCAACTTTAGATAGAGTTTTAAGTAAAATAAATAATAAATAAATTTTAAAAAATGGCGTTAAATATTACCTCAACATATAGTGGTCAGTTCGCAGGGCGTTATATAGCTGCAGCTCTCCTCTCTTCAAACACTATCGAAAAAGGTGGAATTGAAGTAAAACCTAATATTAAATACAAAGAAGTTATCAAAAAGGTAGCTACAAGTGGACTAATCGCAAACTCTACTTGTGATTTTACTGATGCAGGAGATGTTACTCTTACTGAAAGAATTTTACAACCTGAAGAATTTCAAGTAAACTTACAATTATGTAAAACTCCTTTTGTGTCTGACTGGGAAGCAGCTCAAATGGGTTATTCAGCATTTGAAAATATGCCACCTAAGTTTTCAGACTTTTTAATTGCTCATATTTCAGCAGAAATAGCAGCTAAAAACGAAACAAATATTTGGGTAGGTGCAAATGCAACAGCAGGAGAATATGATGGTCTAGTTACACTAGCAAAAGCAGATTCAGATGTTTCTGATATTACAGGAACTACTGTTACAAGTGCAAATGTTATTGCAGAAATGGGCAAAGTAGTAGATGCTTGTCCTAATACAATCTATGGTAAAGAAGATTTAAACCTATATGTTTCTAGGAATGTAGCAAAAGCGTATGTTAGAGCACTAGCAGCACAAGGTGGTGGTTACGAAAACAGAGTTAATATGTGGTACAATATGGACACACCATTAACTTTTGATGGAGTAAACATTTTCCTAGCTAATGGTCTTTCTGACAACCAAATGATGTTAGCACAGAAATCAAATCTATACTATGGGTGTGGCTTGATGAACGACACAAATTTAATCAAGACCCTCGACATGCAAGATTTAGATGGCTCACAAAATTTTAGATTTGTGGCTAGATACACAGCAGGTGTTCAGTATGGAATCGGAAGCGAAATTGTACTTTACGATCCAACAGTATAAATAATTTATAAAAAGGGGTAGGGTTTTACTCTACCTTTTTTTTAACTTTTTAAAAATATAATAATATGGCTTGTACATTAACAAAAGGGAGAGAGTTACCTTGTAAATCAGGGGTAGGTGGAATTAAATCTATTACTTTTGCAGATTATGGTACTTTAGGTGCTTTAACTATTGCAAATGAAATGGTAACTGATTTTGGTGGAAGTCCAACATTTATGAAGTTTGATGTAAAAGGTACATCTACTTTAGATACTGCTGTAACATCAAGCAGAGAAAATGGAACAACTTTTTACGAAACAACAGTTGTAATGAACCTAATCTTCCAAGAAGAAAAAACACAAGCTGAGATTAAATTACTTGCAGTATCAAGACCTCACATTATAGTAGAAGATTATAATGGTAATTTTAGATTAGTAGGTAAAGATCATGGATGTGAGCTAACTACTGGAACATTTAGTAATGGTGCAGCTATGGGAGACCTTTTTGGGTACTCTTTAACATTTGTTTCACAAGAAACAGAAGCACCTGACTTTGTTACAACAGCAGCTTATAATGCAGAATCACAGGGTACACAAATAGATGTAAACTAATCTGCTATCTCAGCACACCAAACTAATAAACTCTTAATATTAGTATAATAAAGCACTCTTTTCAGGGTGCTTTTTTATTTTACAAATTGACTTATTTTAATCGTTATATACATAATGATAGTATTGACTACAAATTCATCTCAAACACTTAGTGTAATACCTAGAGAATATTTAGGGTCGTTTACTATTGATGTAAGAGATGCTTCGTTAAACAAAAACTTTACATATTTTGAAGATACAGTTACTACAAGTGGAAACTATATGCAATTCACTAATAGTTATGTAGATGGTAGTGGTAATAGTATATTTAAAGAAGCAAGATTTTATGATTTAGATTTATATGCAGATTTTAATATTTGGAATACGAATTTAAGTCTTTGGGAAATGTATGATGAAATATGGCAAACAGATAGCAACCAAAAAGAAAGAGTTTATAAAGATAGAATATTTGTTACTGACCAAGACATAGATCAGAAAAACGATAATGACCATTATAGTATAAATAAGGATCAATATGTAACAAATAATTCATTTGATAATGAGTATATTGTAATATGAAAAATAGAAAAAGAAATAGTTTAGGACAATTTGTAAAAAAATCAAAGTCTGAAATTAGTTTAGTAAATTTAAGTAGTTATACTACACCAGTAATGAAAGAACAGTCTAATAGAGACTGGGTTTCGTTTGGGGAAGATAACAATTATTTTCAGTTTATCTTAGACAGATACAATGGTAGTGCAACAAATAACGCTGCTGTTAATGGCATAGCACAACAAATATTCGGAAAAGGTCTAAATGCCTTAAATGCTAATAAAAAACCTGAGCAGTACGCTAAAATGGTCTCATTATTCCATAAAGACTGTGTTAGAAAATTATGTTATGACTTTTATTTATTTGGTCAAGCAGCTATACAGGTTGTTTATTCAAAAGACAGAAAAACAATAGCACAAGTAGAGCATTTTCCAGTAGAAACATTAAGAGCTGAAAAAGCAAATGAAAAAGGAGATGTTGAAGCATACTATTATTTTAAAGACTGGTCTAAAATAAAACCAAATGAAGAACCTAAAAGAATAGCTGCATTTGGAACAAGTAAAGATTCAATAGAAATATATTATATAAAACCTTATAAAGCAGGTTTATACTACTATTGTACACCCTCTTGGAATGGATGTATTCAGTATTGTGAGCTAGAAGAAGAAATAAGCAATTATCATATTAACAATATACAACAAGGTTTAAGTCCTACAATGTTAATTTCAATGCACAATGGAGTTCCAAACCCTGAAGAAAGAAGATTATTAGAAAGCAAAATAGCTCAAAAGTTTAGTGGATCAAGTAATGCAGGTAAATTTATACTTAGTTTCTCAGATTCTAAAGAACAAGAACCAAGTTTAACACCTGTACAATTATCTGATGCACACCAACAATATGAATTTTTAAGTAATGAGTGTTCAAGAAAAATAATGATAGGTCATAGAATAGTTAGTCCTTTCCTTTTAGGTATTAGAGAAAATGGTGGCTTTGGTTCTAATGCAGATGAGATTAGAGTAGCCAGTTTGCTTTTTGATAATACAGTTATAAGACCCCTACAAGAGATTTTAATAGACTGTTTTGACAAAATATTAGCTTATAATGATATTAGTCTAAAACTTTATTTTGTAACCTTACAACCTCTTGAATTTACTGAGGTAGATACAGACCTAATGGATGATGAAGATATAGAAGAAGAAACTGGAATACAAATGAGCAAAGAAAACCCTGATTTAGATGATGAATTAGGTAGTGAAATTGCTGATGAATTAATAAACTTAGGACAGACAGAAGAAGAACTATTAAAAGACTATGATTTAGTAGATCAAAGACCAGTAGATTATGAGCAAGATCACGAATTAGATGGCGTTATACAAGAGTTAAATAAAGAAAAAAAATCTACACTTTCAAAAATATATGAATTTGTAAGTACAGGTATAGCTAGAAAAACAAAAGATAGTGCACAAGATGGAACGAGTAAACAATCAGTAGAAAAACTAAGTAAATTTTTAGTAAGGTATGTTTACAATCCTACAAAGACAGGTTCTAATTCAAGGGAATTTTGTAAAAAAATGGTAAGAGCAAAAAAGGTATATAGAAAAGAGGATATTTTAGAAATGACAAGAAAAAGAGTAAACCCTAAATTTGCAAAAAGTGGAAGTAAAACAGGTACATATAGTGTATGGTTATACAAAGGGGGAAGTCGCTGTCAGCATAGATGGTATAGACAGACATACTTAAAGAAATGGGATAATGCAGGTATGGGTAAACAAATTACCTCAGGACAAGCTAAGAGCTTAGGTTTTAAGTTTCCAAGAAATGCACAAAAAGTACCAGTAGCACCTAAAGACATGAGATATAAAGGGTACACAAAGGCGTACTATGACAAAATGTTTGGTAAGAAGAAAAAGAAATAATTATGGCAACAGCACTTTTTTTAAATAGAACAGATTTAATAAGAAATTCTAATATGGATGGCAACATTGATACAGACAAAATTTTGCCTTTTATCAAATTAAGTCAGGAATTAGAAATAAAAAATATAACAGGAACAGCGTTATATGATAAGATAAGTTCTTTGATTACAAGTGGAGACATTGACCTTAGTGAAAACGCTAAATATAAGACATTGTTGAATGATTATATAGTCCCTGCTCTAATATGGTACGCTCAGGCAGCGTTCTACCCATTTCATTATATACAAATAAGAAATGGTGGGGTATTTAAGCATAGTAGCGAGACTGCTGAGACTGTCTCAAAAGATGAACTTGACTACATAGTAAAAAAGGCAAGAGATAATGGAGAATATTATGGTAGAAGATTTGTAGATTACATGAATTTTAATCAATCAAATTTTCCTGAATATACAAGTAACACAAATGATCAAATAAGTCCTAGTCAAGATCAAACTTTTAATGGATGGGTATTATGAGATATAAACCTAAGAAGAATAACATAGAGAAATTAAAAACATTTTTGAAAAAAAAAAGAAATAAACAAAAGATAAATTATGGCAAGTCTATTTAACACAAAAATATCAAACACTTATGTAGGACTTATCAAAACCATTGATAATGCAGTTATTAGTGCTTCGTTAAGAGAACTTACAGATGGGTCAGGAAATCAAACTGGTGTTTATCTTAATAATGCAGGAGATTTTAAGGCAAGTGGAACACTAGAATTTGGTTCACTAAAAGATACAGGAGAAAATATTACAATAACTAAGTTTGTTGATGAAGCAGATGGTATTGCTTCAAATGATAACGATACTACCATACCTACAAGTGCAGCAGTAGTAGATTATGTAGCTGCTAGAATTACTTTAGAAGATTTAGATTTTAGTGGAGATAGTGGAACTGGCTCTGTTGATCTTGATAGTCAAACTTTTGCAGTCGTAGGTACTGCTAACGAAATAGAAACCTCAGCAGGTAGTCAGCAATTACAAATAGGTTTACCTGACAATGTTACAATCGGTGGTAATTTACAAGTTAATGGACTTTTAAAAGGTAACAACAACATAGTAGTTAAAGATACATCAGATAGAACAATGGCAGCTTTTTATGGTGGTGGTAAAGTTGAGCTGTACTTTAATGACAGCAAGAAGCTAGAATCGACCTCAGATGGAATTACAATCACAGGGGGGCTTACTGCAACAGGTGGCTCAGTATTTACAGGTGCTACATTTAGTAGTGATGTAGATTTTGCAGATGATGCAAGAGCAAGATTTGGAACTGATAATGATGCTTTTATAAAACATACAGGAACAGAATTCCAAATAAATAATTCCACAGGACAAACAGATATAAGAAGTAGTAGTAAAATATTATTAACTGCAAGTAATGGGGATAATATGGCTCAACTTATTAATAGTGGTGCAGTTGATTTATACTTTAATAATAATCGTAAAATTTCTACGACTAACACAGGTATAGATGTTGTCGGAGATGTAATTGCTTCAGGAGATGTTAGAGTTCCTGATGGAGAATTTTTATCATCAGGTAATTCAAACGATTTAACTATAACAAATACAGGTAGTGAAGCATTAATAACTAATTATACAGGAAACTTTACTATACAAAATTTATCAGATGACAACGATATTATATTCAAGTCAGATGATGGTAGTGGTGGTTCAGCTACATACTTTTATGTAGATGGAAGTGGAACAAGAACAATATTTGAAAAACTAACAAGACACGATGATAGTGTAAATGCTAATTTTGGTAGCGATTCAGATTTAAGAATTTATCACGATGGCACTAATTCTTATATTGAACAATCAACAGGTGCAACAGGAGATTTAATTATACAACAAAAAGTTGATGACAAAGATATTATATTTAAGTCAGATGATGGCTCAGGAGGAACAGCTACATATTTTTATTTAGATGGTGGTAATACTAGAGTACAATTTAATAAAGACGCAAGATTTGTAGATAATGCAAACGTGATGCTTGGTACTGGGGGAGATTTGGTAATGAAACACGATGGCACAGATTCTCTTGTAGATAACTATACAGGAGAACTATATATAAGACAACAATCAGATGATAAAAAGATTATTTTTCAAACAGATGATGGGAGTGGAGGAGTTGCTGAATATTTTAGGGTAGATGGATTAGATAATCTAAATATTTTTAGTGTATCTACTAAATTTTTAGATAATGTAAAAGTAAAAGTAGGAACATCAAGCGATTTAGAAATCTATCACGATGGTAGTAACTCCTATATAAAAGATGCAGGTACAGGAATTTTATATATACAAGCTGATAATCAACTTAGACTTGACTGTGCAACCACAGGAGAAAAATTTGCAAGATTTTACAAAGATGGAGCAGCAGAACTTTTCCACGATAACACAAAGCGTTTTGAGACTTCAGCAAGTGGCGTTACAATTACAGGGGTTGCAGTTACTGATGGCTTGGATATGGGAGATGATGAAAAAATTAGAATAGGAGATGGTCAAGATTTACAATTATATCACGATGGCTCACATAGTTATATAAAAGCAGATAATACAGGGGATTTATATATACAAAGTTTTAGTGATGATGTAGTAATACAGGGTGCTGATGATGTATTTATTTACACGCAAGGTGGCGAAGATGCTATAATAGCAAGAGGAGATGGTGGAGTACAACTATTTTATAATGCAGTTAAGAAGCTAGAAACAAAAAATGGTGGAGTAGATATTTTAGGAACTTTAGATGCAACAGGTAATATATCAGTTTCAAACGCTTCTCCAACTTTAACCTTAACAGATACAGATAATTCAAATGATATAACTTTTAATTCAGTTGGTGGTGCTTTAGTTTTAAATTCTACATCTGACCAAGTTTTCCAAATTGGTGGCACAGAAAAATTTAGAGTAGGAAGTACAACTGCTACATTTGCAGGTTCAGTTACAATCGCACAGGATCTAACAATTAATGGAACTACGACAACTGTAAATACATCTACTCTAGCTGTGGAAGATCCTTTAATCTCTATGGCTAAAGACAATTCAGCTAACTCTGTCGATGTGGGTTTTTACGGCAGGTACAATGATGGCTCAAATAGATATTTAGGACTATTTGCAGATGCTTCTGATTCTAATACATTTAAATTATTTAAAGGAACAACAACAGAGCCAACAACCACAGTAGATACCTCAGCAACAGGTTATGAATATGCCAACTTATTATTAGCAGGTGTTGAAGCAAGAGGAAATGTTAAAATAACAAACGCTTCCTCTCCTCATTTAGAAATTACAGACACAACTAACACTTGTACTTTTAAAGCGTATGCACAAGATTCAAATGCTCATATTGGTACAATGACAAATCACTCTTTTGTTATTGATACAAATGGAACTGCTGCTATCACTTTAGACACCTCTCAAAACGCACAATTTGCAAATGCTGTATTAATAGCTGATGATAAAAAATTAGAATTTGGTGGTGCTGGAGATTTAAAAATTTATCATTCAGCAGGTGGCAATTCACACATAGAAGCTACAACAGGAAATTTAGAAATAAAAAATACTACAGATGATGGAAGAATAACTTTCATTTGTGATGATGGAAGTGGTGGAACAGAAACATATTTTTACTTAGATGGCTCAGGTGGTGGTTCTCAACCATTTACAACATTCCCTGATGCAGCAGTAATAGCTATGGGTACAAATCACGATATGAGATTTGAGCATACAGGTTCAACTGCTAAAATAGACAATTATACAGGCGATATATCAATTACAAATTACGCTGATGATAGCGAT